TCTGCATCCGTTTTTGTGAATGTATAAGTTCCTGTTATAAATCTTTTTCTTTTACTTAACTCTGTTTCTAATTGAGTTATAGTATTGTTTTTTTGTGTTACTTGATTTTGTAAATCTTGCACACTAGTGTCTGAACTATCAAAACTTGTTTTTATTTTCTCTGATAACTCCACAAGTGTATTATTTAAACTTGCTTCTATATTTTTAAGTGCTAAAGTGTTTATAATACTTGTTTTCCCAACTTTAAATCCTGCATTAACCTCAACTAATTTTGTTGATATATCATTTAAATTTACATTTTCGGGCAGTGGCATTATATTCTTACTTATACTTAACACTTTTTCTGCTGTAGCATTATTACTGTCTGTAACAACTATTTTAAGTGTGTGTAATGCATTATCTTCTAATGTATAATTAATTGTTTTCTCTTCTGTTAAATTTGTTGTTATAGTTTCTTTTAGTACATCATCTATAAACCATTCTATCTTTGTAAGTAATGCAGGGTCTGTGTGGTCGGCTTTAAATGTTGCCTGTGTAGAATTATAAGAAGATACTGTTAAAAATGGCAATGCTTGTAGTAATGTTATTTTAGCATAACCATCTGCTTTAGTAGTATTACCTCCAGTAGTCATGACTATATTTTCAAGATAATATTCAGGTGTTGGTATATATCCGGGTGCCTTATAACTATCTTTATTTAGTGCGTAACCACTTCCACCACCTCCACATTCATTAGAATAAGAACCAGCACCACCGTACCAACCCCCTCCACCACCTATTCCTATGTTACCATAACCTCCTTTTCCTAATGAACCATGGTATTCTTCTGTGTCGTAACTTGTTCCACCTTGGTATTGAGAACCACCGCCACAAAAATCTCTGTCACGACCAACTCCATTAACACCTACATAACCACCACCATGACCAATAGAACGAGCAGAAGCAAAATTATTTTTCATACCTCCTCCACCGCCTGCAACAAGTATGCGTGAAAGCAAACTTTCAGTGTTACCCCAAGTTGCACTAGGATGATAAAGTCTTATATCAGTTGCTCCACCACCGTATTTAGAATAAGCAAAGCTACCAGTAGTAACTTTGCCAGCAGCGCCTGCACCGTTAAAACCACTTCTAGTAAGGCTTGAACCTTCAGAAACTTTCTCATAACCGGATTGACCGACACAAATTTGTAGATTAGTTCTTTTTTTAAATACAATCTCACCTTTTGAATAACCACCTTTTGCACAATCAGTCCAATCGCTTGTATCGACAGCACCACCACAAGCACCCCAACATTCTAATTTATATCGCCCAGGTGGCAATGAAACATTTTGTACATAATTAGCATAATTAAAATTCCATTCAGTCTGCATTTTCTCACTCTCCTCTCTAACAATAAGTTATCAACTCATTTACACTTGTTGCAATATTAGATAAACCACCATTTACCTTTTCTTCTATATTAACCAATCTGTCCTCTATTTTCTTAGATGAATAAGTAGTCATTTCAGATACTCTGTTATCATCTACAGTTGCATTTATAAAATGAGTTTCTGCATTTCCATTTATCACATAGACATTTAACTCAACTTTTACTTCACTTCTAATCTCAATTGAATTATCATCAACTATTTTAAAATTTGGAACTATATTTTCTTTTGTAGTAGCATCTATAATATTTACAACTATTCTCTGTGTTAATAAACTATGTGTTACAGTTGCTTTGAATCCACTTTCTGCATCCTCAACCCAATCATCAATTGCGACCCTTTGAGTGTATGCAACATTTGAGCCACCTGCGATTAATTGGTCGATTTTAGTATTTAACTCTGTTTTAGCAGTTTCTATGTTGCTTGTTAATTCTGTTTTAGTTGTATCAATTTTAGTATTAACAGTACCTATTTTAGTTTCTAAGTCTTGTATATCTTTGAGTGTTGCAAAGATTATTGTTGGGTCAATTTTAAGTTCTATATTATTTACATTAGATACAATAAGCACAGTTTTAACCTTCATGTCTACCACTGCACCTTGTTCTATAGAAGGTTTATAACACTCTTTGTATTTAGAAATGGCAATTAAATTATTTTCATCATCTAAATATCCTATTTCTCTTATCATAAACCCGCCTATACTTGATGGTATTAAACTCTCTAATATTATACAATTTGGTGCAGTTTCATCTGTAGTTGTATTTCCGATATTGCCTTCCCATACCACATTTTTGAGAGCTGTCTGACTCTCAGTTGGAGTATATTCACTCCCTCCTCCATCACCAAGTTGAATTTTTACAAATCCCACTTTATTACCTGTGACACTTGCATTTGCTATCTTTGCTTTCCCTACATCTGTAATTATAGTGTAATAACTTTTATCTATAGCCAATATATCACCTCCTAAAATATTGTTACCTCTTGGTATCCAACTCCATTGCCAGTTAATACATCAATTTCTCCATAAGTTTCTATATCTGGTGGACTCCAAGGGTATATAGTTATTTCTTGACCCATTAAGGTTGTTATACCAAAATTCATATAATTGTCTTTGCTTATAAGCACTCTAGTGTAATCTAGTGTCATGTTGCATGGCTTAATGTTACTTACAAAAGAATGAACTTCCTCAAACCAATCTTGATTTCTAGCATCACTTTCTAAATGTATATTATAAGTAGCATTATTTATAGTTAACTCATAATTACCTTCTCCAACTATACTATCTAGCCAATTCCTTAAAAATCTCTCTGAGTAAGGTAATTTACTTATATATTTACTAAAAATCCTAAACCTTCTATCTTCTAAACTCTCATTACTTTTAGGAGTTATAGACATTATCTTTTCCCATCTTTTTATACCACTTATAGTTAGGTCCTCTAAAAACTGGTCATTTGATAGGTCCTTTAATTTATCATGTAATATTTTTATTTCTTTATTTCCTACATTAAATACTTTTATATATTCTTCTTTATCTTGTAGAATTTGTGGTAAGTAATTTATTAGATTAATCTCTTTATCCAACTACCTCACCTCTCACTACTATGCTGTTACTATCTATTGTTAGATTAGATTTAACCTCATTTATCATTGTGTTTGTAATATCTAACACTCCATCAATACTAAGTAATCTAGTTTCAATTTGAGATATACGGACTATTAAGTTTTCTTCATCTTCCCAACTCATGTTAAGTTCATTTAAATAGTCGTCTATTGCTTCTTCTGCAATTGATTTTATATTCTCCCAAGTGTAGCCATTTTTGTATGTTATCTCTGCTGATATATTTATAGTTGTACTTGTAACTCCTTCAACTGTGACTCGGTGTCCAATTGGTGCTAATCCAAGACCTTCTCCTTGGTTTTGTAAAGGGTCAATTTCTTCTTGCACTAAATTAACTAAGTCAGTGCTTGGTACTTTGAAATTAGAATTAATTATTACTAACTTAACAGTTCCTCCACCGTTCCAAACAGGATAAACTTTAACTCCTCCAACATCTTGTATTTTGTTAACTTCATCTTTATAGTTTTGTATATTACCCCCAAAAGATTGAGAATTTAGACTATCATAATATCGTTGCCTTAAACTGTCTTCTGATTCTTCATCTTCTCCATTTATCAGTATTTCTGTTAACTCTGCTGTTTCAAGACCGTTTATATATTCAATTGGAATCAACTGACCAAGTTCAAAAATAGGTCCAGCAGTTTCACATTTCATCTTATATATACCTTCAGATATTCTCTCAATTGCTACATAGTTATACTCTCCTAAGTTGAATCTTGAATCAATAGGAATATCTATATTAAAAACTCCTTTTGCAATTGTATTGGTTGCAGGTAAAGGTGTAATACCTCTCTCTTTACATCTCTTCTCTAAATAGTAATAACTAGCAGTATCTACGAATGTTTGGTCTAGTAATTCATCCATTGCAATGTATGTTTCTGTGAGTTCTATGGCAACAGGAGCAAGAGCATTATATATTATAGACCCTTCCCTTTTATCAAAAGTATCTGGTACACTATCTAACATTCTTTTAATTATATTTTCAAATGTCATTAACTCAAACAATTATACACTCACCACCTTCTCTGCTTTTATATTTCCATATTTACTGTAAACTGTGAACTTACAATGTACTTTACCCTTTACATTTTGAAACTCAAAATTATCTACATTTTCAACCCTATCATCTTGAATTAGTGCTTCTTTGATTCTCCTTTCAAGTTCGGGTATTACAAAGGATATAGGCTCTCCAATAAGGTCGTTCAACTCGACTCCATAATTCCAACTATATATCAGATGTTGGTATCTCTCTGTGTTTAAAATCAAAAAGATGGTTTGTTTTAATGCTTCCACATCATCACAAATACCATCTACTCTGTTTTTTTCTATATGAAGTTTAAATGTCTTACTTGGTTCTTGTCTTACATCAAAATTAATTATTGATACATCTTCAATATCATAGTCAATGTTATCTGTTGGTATCACTTCATCACATCCTATCTAAAATCAAGTATTGTTGCCCTCCTTGCATACGAATTAAGACTAATTTATCTCCTATTTTTTTATCTGTATATCTTTTAAATGTATCTGTTTGTATTAGAAAAGATTCTTCAAAAGAGGCTTTTTGCTCTATCTTAACTACTAAAGGATTAACACTTTCTATAGTTCCAAATGCAATTTGAATTGGATTACTTGTTTCTACTGCATCCATTGCAGCTTTTTTAATTATTTGCAATAATTCTTGACTCATATTACCACCTCACTTAAAAGAATCTTCTCACATGTGTATATGCTTTTCCTTTTCTATATGAATCAACTGATTGTATTTTTACTACATCACCAGTCTGTGGTGAATGAATCATTTGACCATTTCCAATATACATCATTACGTGATTACTACTACCTCCACCAACTCTACATAATAAGTCTCCTGCTTTCCACTTGCTTCTATCTTTTAAATCTACTGCACTGCCTGCCTTACTTTGCGTTGCAACAGTCCTAGGAATTTTTATACCTATTTGTTTATAACACCACTGTGTAAATCCAGAACAATCAAAAGTATTAGGACCTTCTGCTCCATACACATAATTACAACCCAGTTTACTTTTTGCTATACTAATTAATTTATCTTCTTTAGAATTGTTATTTGTATTACTTTGGTTATTACCTTCAACTTGATATGTTTGTTCTTCATCTCCACCTATAATTATATAGCCATTCTTTCTACCAAATTTTTTACATTCACTAGCATTAGCTAATAGTATATCTATATGATATGTTCCGTTTGTTTCAACATATATTCTTCCTCCATTATCTTTAACTGTATATACTTTGTTGTCATAGGCAGTACCAGGAAGTACAATTTTTACTTTATCTCCATATTCAAAAACTGGATGTTTCTTTAGAAAATCATCAGTATACCAAGTTTTCTTAACTCCTTCTCGATTCATTGGACCAGCAACAGTTCTTGATTTTACATCAAGTGGCTTTCCATTGCAATCTGTTTTTCCGCCTTCCATTGCATTGTTCCCTGGATAATATGCAGTAAATATAGCAGGAACTTTTTTACCTGTATTTTTTTTCGTAATACTTTGTGCAGGACCATTTTTCTTTTCATCCTTATTGTTAGTATTTCCACTTGAATATGAGCTTGAAGAATAAGAAGCAAATTCATCTCCATCAACAAGAGTCAAATCCATAAAGTGACTGTTATTTTCAAAAGTATGTTTTACTTTCTCAACTAGCATATAATTTTGAAGTTTAATATCTCCTAGATTTAAAAAAACAGGTACTAAACAACCTGCTCTCACTCTAATATCTCCAAGTGCATTTTTTAAACTTAATGACTTAGTTTTCTTATTATATAGTTTTAGAAGTATATCACACTTTTGTTTTATCTCTGCTTCATTCATATTTTTATCAACTGTCTCAAACATTTGAAGTATTCCCCAACTCCTCATATGTGTAGAGTCTTGAGCAATATACACATCTCTTTTTCCTGACTCCTCGTTGTCTCTTACAAGTTTGATTTTTGTATAAGTATCACTATCTATACTTGAATTATAGTCAAAGTCCTCTATGACATCATTGTTCATGACAGTATCCAGTTTCATTGATGCAACATTCTTTAATGTTATTCTTCCAAAATCATCATACAAGGTATACATTTCTTTTTTCTCTCTTAGAGTATCATCTAGTGCTGTTAGTATCATGTCAAAGAGTGTTTTATTTTCTTCGACTCTAGATAGTTTATACTTAGTATCTTCTATGACATTGTATTTTAAATTAAAATCTTTAGCCAACATTTTTACAAGTTCACTTGCTGTTTTATTGCTATACACATAAGTATCTTTATTCTTAAAATATCTTAGCTGGTCGTAAGCAACAATTTTAATGTGATTTTCTTTATCTCTTTTCTTTTGAAATATATATCCATAAAATATGCCTATTCCTTTATAATACAGCCTTACAGAGTTACCTTCACAAAATTGTAATATATCATCCATAACTATTGTAAATTCAAGCTTACTTGGTGTACCTCGTCTTTCAATCTCCCACGTTATCCCATCAAGGACAACTGGTTCGTAGAAATCTTCCCAATGTGCAATAACTAGCCTTACATCCCTATCATTTGCCAGAACTAATTCATCAGCCAAGTTTTAACACCTGCCCTTTGTAAATTGTGTATTTAGGTACTTTTTTACCCTTGTTAGCTTTATCCATCATTGTTTTATTTAACTCATATACCTTCTTATATAATGAACCATTACCAAGTTGCTTCTGGCAGATTGACCAAAGAGAATCTCCTGCCTTGACTGTGTATGTTTTACCACTTGGGGCATTGACTGAATCAACTCGTTTTGGCTCTATCTTTACATTAGGTCTACCAGTCTCATTTTTAGGAGGGGCAAGAACTAACTTTTTAGTTGAGTAATCTCTATATTGTTTTAACTTTATTATTACTTTAACATCTGAGCCATTTTCTGCATCTTCTACTATGTTATATTCTTCTAATGACACTTTCATATTAGTGTTAAATAAGACCTTGTTACCTAACTCACGAGATACAATAAATTGAAATGGCTTACAATCTGTCTTTAGTAATTCTAGTTTACTTAAAAAGAATTGAACATCTCTAAATTGACCTCTACAAAAAGGTAATTTATTATGTGTAAATTCTGCTTCAAAACTTATTTCAGATAATCCTTCTTTTTTTAATATATTTACTTCTCCAGTGTTTATTAGGTCTACTGTCTTGTTTTTATTTGTAACTTTAATCTCTAACTTTGGCGGAGGTATTGGTAATTGTACTCCATCTAAATAAAAGTCATAAGCCATTTTCTCACTCTCCTTTCTAAACTATTCCCTCAGCAGATACAACCATGGCATCATTCAGTTTTTCCGTTAAGACATTTACTATGCCGTCGACATCTGCCTCACTATTTATGTTGTTTGTATTGTTCATATCAATTTTTATGTTGACTCCTGTGAATCGATTGATTGTTTCTTGCTCTGCAATATCTCTAAGATATTTTAAGTCTTCTTGACTTTTATCCATAGTCTTTGCCATTTTAGCTGTATTTCCTGCTGTGTCCTTTGCTCCTTTTGCTGCATCGCCCAAAGGTGAGTTTAATCCAGCTGAACCCAATCCATCACCAAGACCATATTTTTTATCCCAAAGGTCATCTAGACCTAAATCTTTTTTTGCTTTTTCGGCTATCTTGCTAATGTCAAAAGCATCCTTTATTTTATTTTCTAAGTTTTGACCAAATGCATATCCGTTTTTAGCCCAATCCCCAACATTTTTGTATTCTAGTTGCTTAAACGATTTATAACCTTTTGGCTCTGCTCCAAGCCACTTATTTAAATCACCTTTAGCTTTTTGTAGTGTACTTGTAATAGACTTTGTATGACCAACCATATCAGCTTTTCCAAGTCCCAATTTATCTCCAATCCCTCCGAATTTATTCAAGACATCCACGAATTTATTCCAAGCTTTTAATGCTCCATTAATTCCATCGATTATGCTATTAGCTAGATTAGTAGCAAATTCATCACATCCTTGCGACATAGATATAAAATTATTTAGTACTGCTGTTGCTAAATTAAAAAAGAGTTTTTTTACTGAATAAACTGGATGGTCTAATACATTTGTAAAAAACTCAGCAAATGATATAAAAACATTAATCCAGAAAAATACACTATTTATAATAAATGCTGTTAAACCCGATAATGCTCCTGCAACAATTCCAATTGCTGAATAAGATGTTCCTGCGAATTTATTTATTACAGCTATAGCTACAAAAAAGGCAACAACTATGGCTATAATTCCATATAAAATCCAAGTGATAGGGCAAGCTGCCATTGCTGCGTTCAATCCGTCCTGTGCAATTGTGCTTGCTACTAATGCTGCTGCTCTATAAGACTCTGCTATTATATGAGCAAAATTCATCGCTAAAGTTTTAGCAGATAACGCAATATCTTTTACTTTATTAGCTATACTAAGTAATAGTGCATTGTTATATACTAACATAGCAGCTGCAACTCCAAGTACTATTGGTGCAATAATACTCCAGTTCTGAGCAAATACATTAGTAATATTTAATGCTTGTGTTATTACCCAGCCAAGCACTTGCACTATCAGACTAACACCTACAATAATAGCATTTACAAATGCTTGAAAAAATGGACTTCCTAATATATTTATAATTCCATTAAAAATACTAAATGCAACTGCTCCTAAAACATATAACGAATCTATAAAATTATCTATAAAGGTTCGAAAACCCCTACTAGACATAGCTTGTTCTATTTTTTTCTGTATAACACCAAATATCATGATTGCATTATTTTTAATTGAAGTCCAAATTTGAGAAAATGTGTAAGGCATTTTTTCAAACTCTGCATTGGTCTGCTCTGCTGCTGCAAGTAATGAGTTTTTTACAATATCTGCTGTTAACATTCCTTCACTTGCCATACCTCTTATCTTCCCTATATCGACCTCGAGATAGTCGGCAATAGACTGAATAATATTAGGTGCTGACTCAAACACAGCATTTAGTTCCTCGCCTCTTAACACACCACTTCCTAAACCTTGTGTAAGTTGTAAAAGTGCTGAATTAGTTTCTTCTGTTGTTGCTCCTGCAATTACAAATTTCTTGTTAAGTTGTTCCGCGAATGCTACTATTTCTTTTGTACTACTAAATGCTTTGCCTGCATTCATGCCCACTCTGCTTACAATTTTTGCAGTATCTAAATAAGATGCTCTTGCTCTTTCCGCTGATTGAAATATCATTTTGTTGAGTCCTCCATCAGATTGTTGCCCGTCATTTATCATAGCTAGTCTCGCATTAGTACTCGTCATTTGGTCACTTAAATTAATCAAACCACCAACACTTCTCAATCCAATATAAGTTGCTACTAATCTTTTAGCATTTTCTACTAACTTATCTGTACTACTTGTTCCTTTTCTAACATCATCATTAAATCTTTTTTGTTGTTCATCAGCTTCTCTTATTTGTTGTTCTAATCTATCAAATCCAGCTTCTGCCCTTGCTAACTCTTCTCTAGCTGTTCTAATACTATTAGCATCTATAGCATTGCTAGATGTTCTTTGTAATTGCTCGAATGAACTTAATACAATATTCATAGCATTAGTCATGTGTCTAAAAGCAGGTGTCATTCCGTCGAAAATTCGGATAGATGTTTGTATAGTTGCCATTTTTCTGCTCTCCTTTCTGTTAATTTAGATAATAAAAACACTTACTAATTTAGTAAGTGTTTTTATTATGAATACATCTATTTTTTGCCTGCCCAAAATTGCTTGCCACAGTTCAAACATGTTACTCTAACTTTCTTTGCTCCTAAATTTCCAGCTACTAAACCTATTCCACCAGTTAAACTCGCTCCTACTACTGCTTTTCCTATACCAAAACCCTTTTTTTGAGCTGTCAAGGATGTTGAACCACATTTAGGACAACAAGCAACTGATTCTTGTTGAGCTTTTTCAATATTATTTTTTCTATTTTGAGTATTTATTATTTTTTCCTTTTCTGAATTGCTCATAGTATCATCAATAAAATTGATTTTTAACTCTTCAAAGGAAGAATCCACTATTTTTTTTGCTTCCTTTATATTCAAACCACTTATTTCCATTACATTTTTTATTGCATTTACTTTTTCTTTTCTATATTTTCTATAAATTTCAGTCATATTTATTTCTATTCCATTTGCATCAACGATTAGGTCATTTGATTTAATATTATTATCTTCAATAATTTCAGTTTCTACAGCAACCCCACAACTTGAACAAAACTTGCCTACGCCTGTGATTTCTGCACCACAATTCGAACAAAACATAACAAATCCCCCTAGCACAATAATTTTATAAGATTATTATACTATATAAGTAAAATTTTTACATTATAATCACATCCTTTCAATAAAAAAACACCTACTATTCAAGTAAGTGTTTTTGATTATTTTTAATTTTAAGTCCACATAGTTAATATAAAACTTGTCGTATTAATAGATGCTGTCATATTCCTAAACGCATTTACATACCACATAGTTAATATAAAACGAACCTGTAAAACCACAAGACTGGAAAGCACCATATAATTTACATACCACATAGTTAATATAAAATCTTCCTGTTATTTGTTTATAAAACTTGCCTACTCCCTTTACATACCACTTAGTTAATATAATTTCCTACCTATATTATACCATTTTTTACCAAATAAAGCACTTGAAACAACATAATATCCAAGTGCTTTATCCATATTATTTTACTTATTTTTTCTCTCTTCTTGTTCTCTAAGTATTTCTCTTAGTATCTCTGCATATTCTTGAAATTTTTCTTCACTATTCTGTTTTAGTTCATATAGTGCATTAACAAATTTTACAAAATACTCTATATCCTTATCAGTTTTTAAATTATATTCATTAAGTAAACTTTCACGCATTGTATTAATCCCCCTCAAAACTAAAATAAACTAAACTAAATTATTTAATACAACTGATAAATTTACTCAATCTTATAAACCACATGATAATTCTTCTTTTCACCTGCAATCTTAGTAGGTCTATTATTTTCCTCTATCCAATTTCTAACCTTATCTATTACACTCTTTGTATATTTATTTACAGTGCCAGTCCAACTTCCATTAGTTTCCCAAACTCCCTTAACTTCACTATCTTCTAAATCAATCTTTTTAATAATCTCACAAACAGCCATCTAAGCTGGTTTATTACTCTTAGAATATATTTTCAGTTTAGATGCTATTTGCTTTGTATCAAAATAATGTTCTTCTTCGTTTATCTCTATTGGTAAATCAATTCCTGCTTTCTTATATAATGTTTTAGCTGTTAATAGTTTGGATTTATTGTCAAAGCCTGCACCATCTAATAACTCTTTTAGCATAGATGTACTGTTATAAGCCAACTGTAATTTCTCAATCTCACTTGCTTTTTCTCTTAGTTTTTCGGGATTAGCATTGTTAGTTATGTATGCACCAGTTTGTCTTATGCTTGGTAAAACTTCTCGTCTAAGCCATTTTCTAAACTGTACACCAATTGGTTTATCTGTGTATTGTAAAAATCCATACAAACCATCTTCATAAAAAATAGTTATACTTCTAGCTTTATTACTAATTATATTATTTGCGACTACATTTAAAGTAGTTACAAAATCATTAAATTCATTTCCTTTCAATACATCATACTCTTGTTCAATCTCAAAGTCTTCTGCTTTTATGCAATCCTGTATTGTTTTAGATACATCAGCATAATCGAATAATCCAACTATTTGATTAGCTATCCAACAAGATTTTTCTTTCCACATAAAAGTATAAATTTGACTTCCATTAAACTCTTTTACTATTAAATTTTCCATAACTATTACACTCCTTAATTGAATTTTTTTAAGGAATGACGTATACTATAGTTAGTGTATATAATATACGTCAATAAGGGATGTTCAATCTTTGGTCGGGGAGAACGTCTCTTATTTTTTATTCCTCTTTTTCTAACTCTTCATTAATCTTTTCTTCAAGCCAAATAGTTTTAGTCTTGTTCTGCTTTTTTAAATGTTCTTCAATTTTTTCTACTTTCTCTCTATCTAGTAGAACACTAAAAGTTTTCTTATTCTGTCGTCTCTGCTTGAAGTAATCTGCTCTACTGCTATCAGTAATAATTTTCACCTCTTTTCTGTATCGCGATAATATAATTATACATTGTATCGCGACACTTTTCAAGAGTTTTTACTAGTTTTTACTAATTTTTTCTAATTATTTCACTCAACCGACCAATTTGAGCAAAACAAAAGCACCTACATATTTGTAAGTGCTTTCTTTGTTTATTTAGTTTTTCTCCACATAGTTAATCTATAACACAATTATTAATTGTTTTATTAGTGAAATCACAGCAATTTACATTCCATATAGTTAATCTAAAACTCGTGTAGTATACTTAAATTGAGGTAATTACGTGACTATTTACATTCCATATAGTTAATCTAAAACGAAAAACACAAATATCTACTTTGCAAGCTTTGTTATCATTTACATTCCATATAGTTAATCTAAAACGTTTCATACTTTTATCAATGTTTAAATCATCAAAAATATTTACATTCCATATAGTTAATCTAAAACCCTCTTTATTTTTAGAGAACATCCACTTTGTTATATTATTTACATACCACATAGTTAATCTAAAACTGTTTTTTATGAACATATAGTTAAGCTTCCTATAGGCTTTACATACCACATAGTTAATCTAAAACACAAATCGGTTATTTTTGGACACAAATCAGACATAAATCTTTACATTCCATATAGTTAATCTAAAACTCCATACTTCTTTATTGCAGATGCGGCTTCTTCTGGCTTTACATTCCATATAGTTAATCTAAAACTACTTCCGCCTGTTGTAATTCAAGCAGTCAAAGGAATTTACATTCCATATAGTTAATCTAAAACGTATCCATGCAAGGCTGATATATTTAGAGAAACATATGATTTACATTCCATATAGTTAATCTAAAACCAGATTTTAAACCTCCTTTTGATGTTCCTGTTTCTGAATTTACATTCCATATAGTTAATCTAAAACTCAAACAATGCCATGGAGGGTGGATACTATCAAGCTAATTTACATTCCATATAGTTAATCTAAAACAGTTGTGGAATGATTTTAGTAATACAAATTCGTTTGGATTTACATTCCATATAGTTAATCTAAAACTTTGTTCCAATTTCTGTCTTTACTGCTGTAACGTATATTTACATTCCATATAGTTAATCTAAAACTAGAAGATATTTTATTTGATGTAGAAGTAGAGGAAACATTTACATTCCATATAGTTAATCTAAAACGTAGATGAAGCTGGTTTTATAGCAATGCATATAGTAGATTTACATTCCATATAGTTAATCTAAAACTCTATCGAGTTGTTTAATTTGATAGTTGGTTTAGCATTTACATTCCATATAGTTAATCTAAAACCCCAAAATAAACTTAGCATTTCCAATACCTACACATACGCATCTCTCTCAAATTTGCAGTGAACCATGAGTAGTGCAATTGATAACATTTATCACACACCCTCAATGCCTTGTATTTCAAGTGTTAGACCATATTTTGTAACAAATATCGCTCACTGCAAAACTATTTATATTTTTATTATATCATAAAAATATTATTTTTGAATATCTGTACCAATTTGTGGTATAATAAAAGCAAGGAAATAATTTACTTTATACAAGAGTAGCTATTTCCATCAAAATTGATTTAAAGAATTATTTTTTTAAATCACCCTTATTGGCGTCTGGGTGATTTTTTATTTTGTCATAAATATAAGCTGATATAACACCAGCTAGTATGCTTAATAAAAAACCTATCATATAATTTCACCTCCTTCCTTATTTGGAATTTGGCGTTTAATATGAAAATAATCACCCTTCGCACTTTCGATTATTATCCTTGCTACAATTATTATAACATATAATTATTACATATTTTTCCATTTTTTTTATATAAACAATGAAATTCAAGTAAATAAATACCTACTTATTTATATATATTTTATAAATTAATTGCTTTATAATCAAGTTTTCAATTTTTTAATAAAAATTTTTATTTTTTATTTTATATAAACAATATTTTTTCTAATTTGTGGTATAATAAAAGCAAGAAGAACTACAATCTATTTTGCGGTAGAGTGAAGTTCATAATTAAATGAATCTATTTGAACTTATGGAACTTGATTTTAAAATCAAATTCCCAGCCACTTTTACTCTTGCCACGAGTTGAGTGGCTTTTTACTTTTAGAAATACTTTACAAATTAAGCAAAATATTAAACTAGCAATAACGCCAGCTATTACATTAAGTAAAAAGTTATTCATACTTCCCACCTCCTTTCATTAGGAAGTAGGTTTTATCCCAGTATGAACTCCACTCTATAAATTGTAGATTACATCTTCTTGCTAAAAATATTATAACATATAATTATTACATATTTTACCTATTCTATATTTATTTTTTTATTTTGCTATCTTCTTCGTCCCCTCTTTCTCTCTCTTTCAGCTTCTTTCATTGCTTCCTCTTCATCTTCTATCTTTATAAGTATTGAGGCGGCTGCTAACGCTCTCTCATTAACTTCTAAATTCATATATTCACTTGGCTTCCACTTTAATTTTTGAATACAATAATGAGTGATGCTAGCATCAAAATCGCCACCTCTGATTAGTTTTTTGCTTCTTCTACTTTATCCTCAAAAGATGTATCAAATCCATTGACTTCATTCACTTTTACTGTATAATTGACATACTCACCTGCTGTAAGCATTGTCTTTAATAACTGAGCTTCTCCCATTACTCCATAACTATTTTGGAGTTCGGCATCCTTTAAATCTGGAAATACTGTAGATGCTA